CCCGCCTTTAATGCAATTAAGTTAGCAACAGATAATGATGAACGTAAGAGAGCATCCAACCGCTTAAGACCCTCGACCGCAACAGTCCAAGTATAAACCTGTATAACATCCTCATTAGAGAAATCTGTCTTAAACCAAGTCTTAGGCTCAGCATAAGTAATACCAGCAGGTACGAAAGCCTTAACAAGACCACTCACACTTGTTGGAACCAGGTTATTCTTAATATGAGTAGTTAAAGACTCAACATCCAGAATTGATGATAATAAGAACCAAATCTCACTATTTTCAATTTTAGGATTACGAGTAACCAATTCGTTGTGGAGAGCACTAACATGCCGACCATCACGTACCGTCTTAACGATCGTCTTAACAGGTATGGTACTAATCTCATAACCTGAAACAAATACCCGCTTACAGATTTCCCCTGCCTTGAGTAACCCATCCGAGTGTAACACAGATTTACTCTCGTTTATAGTAACACCGTATGCTTCCATAATAGAACGGTAATGGAGTGCTACCCCTTCAGAACACATAATAGAATCATCGCCGACAACACCGTAAGATGTGTACCCCTCTACTTTCGCTCTAGCAGCAGCGACCCTTATGATCACATGATGCGTAAGCGCTAGCATCGGAAAAGAAGATCTCGCTCCCATCGGTTGCCCTACCGCGTACTTAATGAGTTTACCTTCAGGAGTGAGGAACTCACGTTGGCTGAGTATAGCCTTCCAAGCAGATGAGAAAGAACCTGAACCCATCAAGTAACCGATAATAGCTCTCTGTAGGTTTATTGGAAGTCGGTCAGTTGCAGCAGAAAGATCAAAGCAATTAACCTTCTCAATTTCAGAGCTTGTCCACTCACGCGCTTTGTTAATGACTTTGGTTTGGTCAAAGGTTCCATCTGACTCTAGACGCCGTAAGAAATCATTTATAGTATTGTGTAATGGGGTAAGGGCCATCTGAGACCAGTAATCCAGAGCCGCGACAATTCTCGCCTTGCCACCCCATTCCTCAATAACATTCAATTTACCGAGGTATGGAAGCCTGTGTGCTGCGAGATCTGTCTCAGGTAGATAGGCTGTCCCATACATATCCTTAACCATGAAAGTCATACCCGACTCCTCGAGTAAAACTCTTAGCTGCTTGAATAATTCTGGATACCTATTCCAGGCCCGGACATCCGAATGAGCAGTCCAAGTCGCTTGTCCATTCGGACCAGCAGAAGAAAGTGGCTCGTAATGGAAACGAGAAACGTTTAGATTATAAGCTTCCTTGAATGACTCTTGAGTAAGACCCATAGAGGCCAGGGCCTTCTCGATCTCACCATTTGTCAGAAGGCAATCTTCTTGACCCTTTTGCTCAAGTTCGCCTGAATACGGGGCCGTGATAGTCTCGTACTTCGCTGGAACCGGTAAGATGATAACCCGATCCATGGAAAGAAGCGCAAAGACTACCCGGTGCCATAGTAACATATCTACAAACTCAAGACCCTCCTTCTGGTTCTTCTCCATGATCTCTAACACTCCTTCCAGGAGTATAGGAGACTCACTCTCGAAGTCCCATTCAGACGGCTTGAACCCTTTCATCGGAGGTTTAGTACCTCTAATATAAGATAAGTACCATGCCCGTGTAAGTTTAAGTGTGGCTATAAGAGCTAGAGCATCTTTCATGTAAAAGATTTGGATCTTGTTAAAGATCAGACCAGATACACCAATCAACTCGGCTCTATAGGAGACACCAGAGTTGTTTATCACATTTACTATAAATGAGTAAAGATTCTCAAGGTTAGCACGAGACTGTTTTCGTGGCTCTATCCCGTTAGTGGGTCCAGTTAAGGTAGAACCAAAGAACATTAATTTAGAAATTTACAAACCTATTACTTCTTAGTACGGACATCGAGCGTTCTATAAGTAAAACAACTACGATTGGTAATCTATCGAACATTGGGACAGTGCATAGCTACTTTCCTAGAGGCACCCAGGCTTGACACAATGACGCAGAGTTACTTAACTACCCCGAGACAATTACCAGATCAAGGTCTCGTATTGCACTTTCTGAATCTGAGTATCCTGATCGTTTTTCAAATTTGTGGTACTCATCCCTATTTGCAAATTCGGGACGCCAGTTGCCTATCCGTTGTTAACCGGTTTCACTTTGTGACCTAAGCCACTAGTAGAGCTGGCTACTATTTGCATGTTCAACATGCCAAGTACATAGTTAGCCTATGTAAGACTATCAAACAAGGAGGCTAATCCTTGAGAGGCTTTAGGCCTATTATAGCTACGGTCCTACTAACTAATTATCAGCTCGGCCAGCTTCGTGACCCCACAATAGGTTACACTCCGGTTGATACCAGGAGGTCACTAGATCCAACTTAGAACCCCATAACTAGGTAGTAATTTGGGGTAGCCCGGACCTACCTTCGTCGCCTCAGGTATATTATGTTAGGACCAGGCTACAAAGGCATCGACCATATGAAGGTAAGGACTATGGATAAGCATAACGAAAATGATTTTGGAACTGGATGGGAGACAACCATCTAGTTATAAAGTAGTAGCCAACACTCAGCAAGTTGACCACACCTGGAAAGAGTCTGCTGAAGTTATGCTCATAGAGCCTGACCCAAACGAAGGATAAAGGTAAAGAGGAAGGTCCTAAATTCAGATAAGACCCAAGCAACTAGTCAGGCTACTTGAGTATTCACTGAAGGAACGATGTTAATCGCAAAGTTCCGAATATGTCTCGCCGTAAAGCTACCCTGGAACGATGTTCATAACAACAGAAGGTACTAACTGACTAAGTTGGAC